GGCGTTGATATTGGTGAATATCTTTGTCTTTCATCTATGGCTTCCCAGTCTTTTTGTAATCGTTTCTTCTCTTCTTCTGTTTTTGCGTTTTTCATATCGTCCAGATATTGTTTATATTGTTCATGGGTGAGGTAGTTAAAGGTTGTCGCCTGATGGGCTATGGCTGCCCCTGTTTTCCCTCCTGCCAGGTATCCTATAGCAGCGCTTGCCATTTTATGGACTTCCGGGTCTTTGATTTTTCCCAGTTCTTTTTGCAGGAGGGCGTTCAGTCCGGCTCCTGTCAGTCCTTTTGTCATTCCTGCTCCTGCTTCTTTGGATACTAAGGCTCCCATGATTCCGTGCATGGCGATTCGGTTGGTTCCGCTTTCGCTCCATTTCTTTGCTTCTTTTTCGTATTTCTCCGCCAGTATGCTGTTATTCTCTTTTCTGGCTTTTTCTGCTTTTTTATTCAGTTCGTTTTCTTTATGTCCCGCTATGTCTCCTATGAGGCGGTATCCTACTTGGGAGAGGATGTTCACGTATTCCTGTTTTTCTTCTATTTTCTTTTTGTCGAAGATTTCAGAGAGTGTGTTAAGCGCGTTTGTTGTGTCGTGGCTGATTTCTTTGTCTGTCTTTTCTTTTGTGGTGGTGATGATGCTGTCTGCTATGGCCGCATAGGTGGTGCTTCCTGCTTTCCCTTTCACAGGTACGGTCGGTACATAGCCCAGTCCTAAGGGGTTGAGTTTGGATACGGCATTAGTGGATACGGTAATTCCGCTTGCTTTTGTTTTGTATTCAGCTTTGTTGTCTATGTTTTCCCATGTCAAAGTACCGGTGGTGAGTTTGTTCTTTTCTGCCGGTGCTTTACTGTCTATGACGGCTCCTTTGAGGCGGGTGTTGTTTTTGACTTGGATGTCGTATCCTTCTTTTCCTGCGTAGATGCCTGCCTGTTTTGTGACGCTTTCGTAGGTGGAGTCTGTGTTTGTTTTTCCTTTTCCTCCGCTTACGGTGACGGCGCTTCCCGGTGTGTAGCTGATGGACAGGCCCGATGTCTTGCTTGTTTCTTTGTAGTTCTTTTTGTCTTGTTCGCTTTCTATAGACATTCTTCCTGCGTTAGCAGTAACTTTATTTCCTTTAACTGTCCCGCCCCGGATCAGGGTGTCGTTTCCGCTCGAAAGGGATACCGTATCTTTTGCTGTGATGTCTGACGGGGTATGGGTAAGGGTGGTTTCTTCTGTCTGTCCTTTTCCTTTCCCGTAGGACGCGCCGATGCCATAGCCTCCTTTGCTGATGGAGGCTCCTATGCTTCCGCTTTTTGCTTTGTAGTCTTCTATGGTTGTGCTTTTGTTTTCGGAGGAGAGGATGTGGATGTTGTTTCCTGCTGTGAGATGGATGTCTTGGGCGTTGACTGTGCTGCCTTTGACTGTCATGTCTTCTTTGGCGATGACGGCGGCTGTCCTTCCTGCGGTGATCCGGCTTCCTTTTGTTTCTTCGGTAATGGTTTCCGCATGGTCTTTCCATCCGGTGCTGCCAAGGCTGATATTGATTCCTACGGCGTTGTTCTTATTAATGGCTTTGTCTGTCTTCTGATTTTTCTGTATGTCTCTTGCGTTCATTCCTGCCTGCAGGGCATACAGGGCTTTCAGCCGACCGTCTCCCACTTCTCCGGCTCTCCTTACGGGAGCGGCTATGTCTCTTGCTGCATTGACAGCCGTGCCGCCTAAGGATACGGTAAGGCCGCTCTTTTTGTATTCGTGTTCTTCTTTTCCTCTGTAGGTATTGTCTTTGCTTTCGATGTCTACGTTCCTGCCTGTGATAAGGGTGTCTTTCCCGGCAATGATGTCGGAGGCTCTGACGGTGATGTTGTTTTGGGCATGGATGGTGACGCTGCCTTTGACGCTTCCCACGGTGCTTCCTACCTGCATGGTTTCTTCGGTGTCATAGCTGTCTTTTTTCTTTTCGCTCCCGATGGTGAAGCCTAATCCCCCTCCGATGAGGCCGCTTTTCTTTACTTGTTTTTTGTGTATTTCTTTATTTGTTTCTTCTGCAGCATGTATGGAGATATTTCTTCCGGCTGACAGGGCTGTTTCTTTGGTGGAGGCGGCGGCGCTTCCTGTAAGGCTGATGTCTTTCCCTCCCTGCAGGGAGACGGTATTTCCTTCTATTATGCTTTTTTGTGCTTGTACGGCATGGACTTCATCGTGGGTGGTCGTGGTGGTACTGCTGAGCAAACTTCTTTCTTTATGGCGGTGGTGTTCTTCCAGGTCTGTTATTTCTTTTCCGTTTTCTACCGTAAGGTTTCTTCCCGCTTTTACGGCGGTCATGCCTTCGGAACGGATATCTGCGGCTTTGATGGATATGTCTCTTTCGGACTGCATGGTGAGGCTGCCTTTAGCGGTAACGGAGGAGCCTATATCCCGGGCGGCGCTGTCATGGCGGTAGTTATTACCGTCCCATGTGACGGCCGTGTCTTTTTTGGCTGCGGCGGTTTCCATGGTTATGTCCCGTCCGGCTTTCATGGCTATATTTCCCGCTGAGGATATTTCCGCCGCTTCTGCAGTGATGTCTCTTCCCGCTTCTATTGACAGGGTGCCTTGATTTCCCGTGACGGCGGCTTTCCCCGAGGAGGCGATGGTTTCTGTGTATCCCTGTTGATTTCTTTCTTCATGCAGGGTGGAGGCAAGGTCTATGTCCTGCCCGGCTTTCAGGCTGAGTTTGTTTTCCGCTTCCATGGTCCCGGTATTCCGGATATCTCGCAGGGCTTCTTCCAGGATGGTGGAGCCTTTTATGGTACCTCCCTCGTTATTGATGTCGGAGGCGGAGAGGCGCATCGTGTCTCCCGCGATAACGGTGCCGCGGGAGAGGATGTCATTGGTGGCATGGATATCTATATTTTCTGCGGAAATAAGGGCAGAACCCGTAAGGGTGCCGTTCTTTCCATGCGCCAGATAGACTTCCGGCACGAGGGCTTTGACGATGTTCCCGTCAGGCAGAAGGACGGAGGATTCCACCATCCAGACGATGTCTTCTTTGAGGGCGGCCTTCTGGTCTTCGGTGAGGGCCATGCCGATGCGGACGTCTTTGTTTTCTTGGGCCCATCTCACAGCGGCGTCCATGAGGGCTTTGTATTCGCTTTCTCCTGCCGGCCGCCCTTTGAGCTGCATGAGCCGGTCTCGGACGAGTTGGCTTTCATAGTAGCCGTCGCCCAGACGTTTTTCGAGTTTCTCCGGGTCATACTGCATCCGGCGGAAGAAGTAGTCTGAGGACAGGAAGGTTTTTCTATCCGCATAGGCGGGGTCGGTTTCCACAAGGTAGCGGGCCGTCGGGTCGGAGGTGACATGATACAGGCTGCTGTCGGAAATATGAAGCGGTTTTCTTTTTGACGGACTCAAGTATGCTTCTGCTTTCGTCCCTTCATATACCGGGTTTGTATGGGCTTTATCCACGGCGGCTATGACGATCGTATCGGTGACTGCATCAGCGGGCATATAATCAGTGCGGGTTGTCCGTGTTTCTGTCCTTTTATGAATATGGGCTCCATGGTGGACTCTTTTGGTCCAGTAGGAGGTGGCGGTTCCTTCTTCTTTTACTGTTTTATGTCCTTTTTCGTCCCGATTTTCTATATCTGCCCCATGGAGGGTAAAGGTCTTGCCGGCGGTCATCACGCTCCTGTCATTCACTGCTCTGCCGGCTTCGAGGGAAAGGCTGCCGCCGGCTGCTATGTGCGCGGGGTCTGTCGTGTCTATCCGGTCTTCATAAACGGACCGGTCGTAGATGTAGGTGGTGAAATGGTCATAGTCTCCGTTGTCGGGTGTATACAGGTGGTCTACATGTCCATGGCGCTCTATGTAGGCTGCGCCGGCTGTTCCTTTTCCACCCAAAGTGAACCGGTCTGTCTGTCCCTGCCCTACGGCTTCTTCGTGGTGGGTCTTCCCTGCCAGAACGTTTTTAGTGGAGAAGTGTTCATTGCGGTTTTCCAAATGGTTCACGCCGATTGCCATATTTCCGCCGCTTTCCAGATAGGCACTTCTGTTTTCTATTTTTTCTGTTTTCCCCGTTATTTTCCCATTCTCATCTGATTGTCCGCCGATGGTCAGGTTTCCTTCGGCACGGATAAGGGCGTGTTCGGTGTTTGTAAGTGTATCGGTAATGAAGAGGTTCATGTGTTCCCGGGATGCGATCACGGGCGCTTTTTCTTTATATGTCCCCAGATTGTCCAATGTATCCGCTTCCACGGACAGTCTTGTTCCATAGATGCGTCCCTTGTTTTCATTGGTTATGTGGTTTGCCCGGATATGTACATTTTCTCCATTGACCAGCCCATGGTTTGCCCATGTGTTTTCTGCCGCTGTTTCTGTATCCGCTCCTTTTATTTCTCCGGTTTCTTCATTCCGGATGTTTTTACTTTCCAGTGCCAGGTGTCCGCGGGAAAGGATCTCTTTGCGGTTGGTTATATTCCCTTTTACGGCTAGTGAAAGGCTGCTGCCTGCTTCCAGGCGCCCTGTATTGGTAAAGTCTTTTTCCAACAGGATTCCGGCTTTTTTCCCGGCGGATACGATGCCGTCTCCGGTCATCTTATCCGTTTGTATGTTTATATTTCCATCGGCCGCCAGTGTGCCTTCTGTATTGGTTAATGTATGTCCCGCTTTAATCTGCTGGCTGCCGCCGCTTTTGATGGTACCTGCCGCATTATTGATGGCGTCTCCGGTTTCTATGGACAGGTTGTTTCCGCTTTCCATGGCATGTCCCGCATTGTCCAGTGTTTTTCCGGCATAGATGCCCATGTTTTCTCCGGCGAGGAGTTTGCCTTGGTTACGGATATTTTCTTTGGCCGCTGCGGACAGATTTCTTTCCGCAGCGATGGTTTTGTCGTTTTCCAGGCGGCTTGCGCGGAGGTCTGTATTTCCTTTGCTGTAGATGGTACCGCTGTTTTTCAGGTCGCCGTTCCAGTCAAGGGTGAGGTTGTCTTCGGCGCTCCATGTGCCGCTGTTATTGACGCCCAGTCCTTTTTCTGTCCCCACTAAGGTGATCCGTCCGGCGTACATGCCTCCTATGGCGGCGGTGTCGAGGGCGAAGGCGGGGCGTCCTCCTTTCCCTTCTATGGCAGAGGCTTCGAGGGTCTTTGCGTCTACGGTATTGGCCCCGGTGGTGATATGGAGGTCTTCGGCCCAGATGCCTGCGTTGATTTTCACGGCGCGGGAGAGGATGGCAAGGCTTTCCGTTTCTTTTCCGCCAAGGCCTTTCCCTTCGATGAGGATGTCCCCTCCTGTGATGTCGAAGCGCTGCAAATGGTCTTCTCCGTCATAGACGGGTTTCCCTGTGGTGAGGAAGGCTTTGCCTGTATTGATGAATCCGCCTCCGTTTACGGTGATGCCGTTCGGGTTGGCAATGACGACGTCTGCCCTGTTTCCCGCCACTTCCAGAAATCCGTCCATGGATGTGGAACCTGTGCCGGTGACTTCGTTTACGATGATTTTGGCCGGTCTTTCCGCCATGTTATTGTTTCCCGGTACGTATCCTGCCAGTTCGGTTTTGGAGAGGGTATAGGAGTTGTTCAGGATAGCGCCTTTGTCCGGCACGTTAAACATTTCGTATTCGTTCCGGGATACGCCGCCGGAGGATGGGGCTGTTATATTGACAAGGGGTATGCCGTTTGCTGTTTCTTCTATTTGCGGATGATGGCGGGCTTCCGCTTTCGGATCGGGCAGGATGGGGCCCGACGCCATGCCGGCGGTGCTTGTCATAAACAGTCCCGCTGCCAGCCATATGGCTACATTCCATCTGAGTCGTTTGCTTGTGCTTGTTTTCATTTGTCATAACCTCTTGTCGTTCTAATTAAAATTTTGCCTATTTCATTTAAAATTGACAGCCCATTGTGAATCCGCCGGCCCATGTTTTCGTATGGAAGCCGTCAGGCTTGTATAAGGCTCTGCTGATAAAGGTGTCGTAGAAGAGTCCTGAGGGAAAGGTTCCTCTCATTCCCAGCGCCATGCCCGCGATGGTTCTTCCTGTCAGGATCTCTGTGGATACGCCGTATACGGCGCCTGCGTCGAGTCCTGCATATACGCTGCTGTGGAGGCGCGGAAGAGAGGATGACAGTTCGTTTCGGAGGTACCATCCGTTTTCTCCCATGAGGGTGTATTCTCCGTCGAAGCCCCTGACGGTGTACCTGTTCCCGATGCTCACCATGTCTGTGCTGTAGAGGCGCATGCCGCCTGTCGTCCACTGCCCGTGAAGGGATGTGGTGAAGGATGCCGGCCGGTGTCCCAGGGTAAGGGGTTTCTGCCAGTCTATGTCCAGGAGCCACATTTTATAATGGGTTTTGGGACTCGCCGGATTGTCTGTATCAGGTTTCGCGCCGAACCATCCTGTCCCCATTTTATATCCGAGGCGGGTGTACAGTGTGCCGCTTCCTGTATAGACGCGGTCAAAGAGGCCTATTTCCATGGCGGTGGTGTCCATGGCCTGTACGGGGATTTCCATATCGTTGATGAAGTAGTGGGCGTTTCTTTTGGTGAGGCTTATGTCCCAGCCGTATTTTTCGTTTTTGGTGCGTCCCATGACATGGCTGAAGGTGAATTCGGTGATGCGGGTTTTCCCGCTGCTGATGAAGTCATAGGGCCGGGACTCTACGGTCCGGTGGTATCGGTAGCGGTTGTGCTGCAGTGTGAAGGTGTCCCATCCTCTGGGGATGGAGTAGGAAATGCCCTGTCCTCTGGTTCCTTTTTCGTATCCGTCCCGGGAGCCGTCTGTATTTCCGCTGATGCGGAAGAGGTCATTGGCATTGAAGAGCCGGTCTATCCCCAGGGCGGCGTTCCACTGGATGCTTCCTGTGTCTTCCAGTCCGGAGTCGTCCACGGAAAGGCTTCCCTTTATTTGTTTCCCCTTGGTTATGGAGAGTTCCACGTCTGTCATGTCCGCTTCTTCGGCAGGGAGGAGTTTCATGGATACGTCAGAGGAGCTGACGCGTTTCATCTGTTCCAGCCCCTGCTCCAGGCGGCGGATGTTCAGGATGTCTCCTTCTTTGATGGGAAATGCGTTTTTCCATGGGATGACGGCGCTGTCTCTGCTGTAGATGATTTTATGCAGCCTGCCGGTTTGGATGCGGAGAAGGAGTTTCCCGTTTTTCATATTCTGCTCGGGAATCACGATGCGGCTGGTCACGTATCCTTTGTCCAGCAGTTTCGCATTCAGGTCTTTTACCAGCCTGTTGACGGATGAAATCCCCATCTCCGTGTGAATATGGGGCATCTCAAGAAGGCGTTACTCTTCGGCAGTTTTCAGATGAAATCCCCATCTCCGTGTGAATATGGGGCTGTATGATGTCCTGCAGCCAGCCGAACTTTTCTTCCTGCCCCGATAAAATAATTTCGTCTATTTTAAATACGGGCCCAAGAACGGCGTCTGCCTTTTCTTTTTCATTCAGGCCGTTCTCAATGTTTTCTACGCGGGGCGCATGCAGCCGTTCCTGCCGCTCTTCTTCTCTCTGCCGCGCTTCTTCCAGCCGCTCTGCTCCTGTGTAATCTAAAACGGGAGCAGCTGATACCGCTCCCGTCATCATGGTTAAAAAAATAAAGGCTGTTACGATTTTCCCCCGCATATGATTGCTCTCCCAAAGTAATATTTCAAATGTTTTTCTTATTTTTAATTATAGTTTACAGGGACGGTATTGTAAATGTTTTCTTTGCTTCCTTATACGGAATCAATATTAAAATCGCCTGCAGGACAAATGATATATTGCCATATTTCAATAAAAAGCCCATACAATCAAATTTTCTTGCGCACCGGAACAAAGTGTCGTCAAAGTGTCGTCAAAAAGCATTTCAACGGAACTTTTTTGTTGCCATTTTCACAAAACAAAAAAGCCCGTCTTACTTGACAGGCTCTGACTTCGTGGCGGAGAGAGGGGGATTCGAACCCCCGTGCCGGTATTCGCCGGCAACATGATTTCCAATTTTGAATTATAACAAAAATATCGGTAAATACTGAATGTTTTAAGGTGTAAAATAGCATTAAAAGATACATTTTTTTATAAATTATCGTAAATATTATCGTAAATTTTGAGTAAAAAAGAGGGCTGTTTCCCGCCCTCTTTTTTACCTGCGGGCGATAGCTGCGCCCATAGTAATAACAAACAGTCCTGCGTATAAATCTCGTTGCCTACGTATGACCGCTTGTTTGTGCTCCATTTTCTTTATTTCTTTCTTCAATTCTTCTAATAATAACCTCGATTCTTGCAGCTTTTTTTTCACTTCTGTTAATGATGTCGTTGCATTCATCAAGGATTTCTCTGTTCTTTCGAGTTTTGTCTGCAATACTTCCAGCTGCTTCAGCTGCTCCTCGGAGTTCAGATTCAGCATTGTAAATTTCTGTTTGAGCTGTGCTAAGTCCAGTTTCTGCCCAGCCCATTCGGTCTTCAATTCGTTCCAGTCCGCTATTGACATCGTGATAGTCTGCTCCGGCTCTACTTGATTCGTAGTACCACCATCCGCAGATGCCTGCAAGCAATAGCAGAATGACAACCCCAACAATAAGCAGATAGCGATAATTACTTGTTTTAATATTTTTCCACACATTTAGCCCTCCTGTTTGTAAAACTCTGCTTTGCCCCGAATCAAATCTCCACCCGGCACTAATACTCCGCCGTTACCGTAATCCGGTAAATACAACAGGTCCCAGCGCATATCTGGGTCTCCGCTATCGACACCGTAACCGTCAATTTGGGCGATTTCCGCGTGCGTATATACATCATCTGTAGTAAGCCCCAATATCTGTTCTGCTTTTGCAGTCAACATAGCCATAGCTTCAATCTGCGCGCTCGTTGGCGGTTCGCTCCCCAAATCTACACCGTCAGGATGATCATAATAGCATACCGCGTCTTTGCAACACGCCATCGCTATACCGATTGACCGGCTGTTCCTGTGCCATGTATGCGCCAGCTTTTCAGTAAAATCTTCGTGCATGACGTGATATCCGCCGGTCAGGTCGATTACTACTGTATAGTCAGGCAGATTAACTACACTCCCGTCACAGCCTGTCCAATGTTCATAGATCCGGTCAATGCCTCCCACAGCATTCTGCAGCAATACTTCAATTTCTTTTAGCGTCATCTTTTTTCAACTCCTTTTCTATGGCATCCGGTCTGCCGTTGCGGTTTTTATCTACCATATACTTGGCAATAAATGCAATCGCTCCTACGACCGGAACCGCCGTATAATCTTCAAAGAATTTAATCAATGTCATCGTATTAGCCGAACCCCTGCAGAATTCAATAACCCACGCGGCCAGTACGACGCAAAACAGAATTAAAAAGCCTATGGCGTAACCATAGACTACTTTCATAGACGGCTTGGCATTCCCTTTCGGTATGTGTCCATTTATGTATCCGGCAGCTTTTTTCCATAAATCTCTTATTTTCGCAAACAATCACATCACCCTTCCTATCAATGCAATTACCACGGAAATGATGGTAGAAATCAGACCGGCAACCTTATAGATATTATCTATCCTGTGATGTGCTGATTTAGCACTTTGTTCCGCCCTTTCGTGCGCTACTTGAAGTCTCTGTATTTCAGGTAACATTTCGACAAGCATGTCAAGTTTCGTTTCAATCCGGACAATTCGCTCCAATGCTTCAGGACTTATATCCACCATACTCATTATTTATTATCCTCCGTCTTATTTTCAGGCTTTTCTTTCAGTGGTTTGCTCCGAATGCATTTCTTATTTGTACAAAGTCCTGTTTTTTTATCCATTTTTCGGTGACACAAAAAACAACGTTCCATTTAGATCGCCCCTCTCTTTTCTGAGTATTCGTTCATCAATGCTTCCCGTTCTTCTTTCAGTTCGGTATATAATTCTTCATCTTCAATCGCTTTGGCTTTTGCCATTTCGAGTTCAATATTACTTAGTTTATCCGCGTATTTTCTATCCAAGGTATTGAGTTCTATCTGTCTCTGCGCTTCTACAGTCGGCTCCCGCGGAACGTATTTAACTGGATTCCCATTTGTACCACGGATGTAAGCACCGGATATATACTTGTTAAAATCCTCGGCTGAGATAATCTCGATAACAGTCGCATCGGCAAACAGATCTTTCGCTTCTTTTTTTAACTCATCCAATTTATTTACATTTTTGCTTTTTTTCGGGTCAAACTCACAAATACTTGAGCCTACCCGCTTTCCGTCCGCGTCAAACCCGGCAATATAATATTCGACATTTGTATTATTCATTTTTTACCCCTTTCGATTAAAATGACATCCCAATTTGTGTTATTTTTCACCAACTGCCAGGTAGAACGTAGATTGCTTCCACGTTGGTTGCGATGAAAAAATCTCTACTGATGCATTTGTTTTAAAGCCTGCGCCATAGGAAATTGTTGCAGCTCCGGTATCCCCAGCCAAAACTAATAGCCCTTTATTTACGGTAATTGGCAACGTACAAACATATGTAGCACTAGTATAATCTGCTGCTAACCCCCATTGTATAATTAGCCCGCCGAAGAAACTACCAAAGCAAACATATCCGTTTTGCGCGATGTTGTAGCGTACACCAGACGCAGTCAACACCATTTTCAACAGCTGACCGAACCATGAGTTAGTTTGCATAGCTGTAACAGCGGTAACAGCAGATGTTAGTGCCAGTTTTTGTATGATATCATCACCCAATTCCGAGACTTTTTCAAAGAGCTTGAAACGGTTTTCGTGAGCTGAACCTGATGCATTATGTTCATCCATCTCAGCTTTTATTAAGTATGTTTCATCTTTTACCTGCACTGTTACGCTTTCCGTGTCACCGACAACAATATCGATCTTGAATATTTGGGAGTCGATCGGCACGCTTTTATCGGGGATATAATCAACAAAATTTCCCCCGTTTGTATATGCGATAAGCTTCTCAACTCCTGTGGCTCCTACTTTCGCGTACACGCCCACTTCACGGGCAAAGAACCCAGCATCAAGTGAGGCGTTAGAGCACACAGCTCTTATTTGGAACTGACCGGACCCAAGATTTGTCCCGCCCGTTACGGCGAGTTCCAATTTAGGACCTTTGAGTTGCGTAAGACTCTGGATAGAATCACCCTCTAAATTGCCGTCGCCAAGTAAGATTTTGCTAAAAGTTAAAGCCTGTCCGGTTGCATTCGCCTCGGAAATCAATGATAACCCTTGTGTTGTCATTAATATTTTTGGATAATTAGCCATTTATTAGCCCCCTTTAATTTCTATAACTTTATGAGCAGTCCGAATATATCCGGCTGCTCTGATGTGCTGCCCTATTTCTGGAACCGTAAACTCAAGATTCGGTGTAATATGTACAACTGAATTCAATTTACATATTGCACCTGCAAAAATCTTCCCGCCTGCTTCCTTTGTATTGCTTAAGTTCACGGTAAGATTAGCCGGAATAATGCTTCTCGTGTATGTCCGAATTTGATTAGACGCGAAAACCAGATTATAAACGAGGTCAAGCCATAGTTCATATTTTCCATAATTTAGGCTGATGCTGATTTTATTCTTTCCATACCTTGAGTCAAAAATATTCTGCAGGTTGCGATGCGTATATAATACTTGATTGTTAATCATTAAAAGAACTTCATTTCGTCTATCTTCAAATGATGCATCCACATTCGGGATAATCCCAAGCATAGATTCATACCGCTCCAGCCCGCTTTCATCTACATCGCAAACGAAAGTATTCAAACAGTTTTGTAGCAATTTATAAATAATAGCATTTAATTCCGGCTCTACCACATCTGCCCAAGAAGTAAATTCTTTAGCATTCGCCAATACGTCCGGTAAATAATGGCGGATATTCGCAGCACGGAAAGAAAGGTTTTTTCGCAGATCATTCATATTCGACCACCTTCAACTTCCCGATTTCATTTACTCCAAGTTGCAGATTCTTTACCTCTCCGTTCAAAGTAAGATTTGTGACATCTAACACTCCGATAATATCTAACAGCAGGCTTTCCAGTTTAGCCTTGCGGATAATCAGCCCGTTATCAACAAACCTCTTTATAGTAATTACCTGTGTTTCTGCCCATGTTTTATTTACAGATCCAATATATTCGGTAATTGTTTCAGATATCTGATTTTTTATATTGTCCAAGGTATACCCGGATTTCATCGTGACATTTACGTGTACAGTTATTTCTTTATTCACCACTCCTTCCGTCGTGACATAATGGCCTATTGGCGCTACACCGACGCCTTTCTGGTGATAAGGAACCGGATCCAGCATTTCCTGCACTTTGTCCACAAATTCACTGTCGGGCGATTTAAATTCGGATGTGCAAAATACGACTTTAACCGTGCCTCCGCCGTTCCAGACCGGGTACACTTTGACGCCGCCCACACCGGCAATAGATAGTACCTTTTCTTTATAATCCGCAATATTTCCTCCGTACGCTTGCGTTTCAAAACTTTTTAAATACCGTTGCCGGAACACTTCCGTATCTTCGTCATCAATTGCGGGGATAGTCAGCGCTTCAATCTTTGCAGACTGCAGATCTGGTAAATTATCAATCGGCACAAGCATTCCCGCTTCCTTATTTCCGGAAACACCTGCAGTTTCACAGCGCAGTAGATAACTACCGGCTTTTAACTTTTCCGTTACCGCATAATTGATTCCGTCACAGGAAAATCGATGTCCAATTGGTATTTCCAACGCACTCGGAGTAAATATCCCACGTACGACCGCCCTTGTTGCTTTATACGGCACAAGTCCACGTTCTAAAGCTCGCTCAATTAGAAACTTGCGCTCTGCCGTATCACCAAACGTATTTTTCATGAACCAGTCCAGTGCGGCATACATCAGTTCAAGTTCGATCGATACCGGAGCCGTTGCATCATGTATAATACTGCCTTCTCGTTTATCCACTGCAGGACTAACAGTATCCAGCATTCTCTTTTCTATGACTTGGCTTGTCTGATCCTCATACATCCCTTACCTTCACACTCCTTTCCATCTCAATATCCCCGAAAATAGAATGAACTACAAAATAACATTTGACATTTCCCTGCTTATCATATTGCAAATCAAAGCCGTCCACTTTGTTGATACGGTCATCTACCAGCAGTGCCTCTTCTATTCGCCTCGGAATTTCAGGGATAACATAGGGCATAGGTTTACCAAACAGATCGGCAAGTTCTACGCCGTAATTCGAAGAATAAATGATGTGTTTATACCGTTCTGTATTTAAGATCTTATAGACGGCTTGCTGCACAGCTTCCATGTCATCTGTTATTGTTCCCGATACGGTTTCTTCCTCAATATTCATTCGATAGGTTTTAGACGGCATGCGTATCTGGCTGCCCGCAATGGACACGTTGTTAAATTCTTCAGGTAATAGTTTCATCTAATCACCCCCACTGTCCGTGGACATCAGAATGGTTGTACACACGATTAGCAACAAAAAACAGCTGCCCGCCGGACTGCTGTATCATGACGACTTTCTCTCCGATTTTTAATCCGTTATAGATAATGATCTTCTTCCTCCCTTTATAACCGTGGTCATGGCTGGCATACTCTGCGTATCCTCCGCCGCCTGCCCGTTTTTCAGTAATGTGGTTGACTTCAATATCTACTTCAAAATCACGGACATTATCGGAAAGTATCAAAAAATCTTCATCCAGTTCATTCTCTCCTACACGGATAACTAAAGGAGTTTCAGATATAACTTCGCCCAGGACGAAATCAGACGGATTCATCCCGCGCACGGTCTGTGCTACAAGAGATTTCAGCACATTCGGCAATTCATCATTGATCATTGATTACACCGCCTTTCAGCGTCAAGTCCATCAGATGTACCTGATTAGAAAAAGTATGGACAACTTTTGTTACCAGTACTTTCTGTACCAATTCCACATCGCCCAAATTGAGCTTTACGTAAATCATAGAACCCGCACGCACCCGGATATCTCCGGCCGCCTCTTTTATGTCCAATTTACGACGGACTACATTATAGAACTTGAGCATTTGGTTAGCCCGTTCCTGTGGATTTTGGATATTCTTCTGCAGCTTTTCATAGTACTGCAGAACGCCCCACTGGTCTTTCTCCTTCGATTTCGCGAACTCGTCGGGGCTCATCGGCGCATAGAACTCTTTTCGCTTACCTTCTCCCGCCGCCTGCTTATCTTCTACTACCAACTTGACTAAGTTATACGTGTCCTTGTCTATGCTGCTTTCATAATCAAAATCTTCTGCGGTTTCATTATCTATGAGAATAGGAACCACCATGTCAATCGGCTTAGAAAGCATGAGTTTTTGGAAATCATCGTAAAGCACATAAACTTCTTTTGTATTGACCAAGGTGATATCCAGCGCCCCCTGGATAATATCAAAGAGAGTGGCATTATCTTCCACCCTCTTATCAATCACAAATCCAGTATCCGCCAGCGTTCCGACTTTTAGCTGAAAATATTCGGCCAGCTTCTGTATGACCCGCGTAGCGGTCATATTCTTGTATTGCCAGCTTTCTTTATTTTTCAGGTATCGGAGTTGATCATAAGCAGTGACATCAATACTGCCGTCTTTGTTTCGTTTTTTTACAAAAACAAAGCCGAAAAAAACAGCTTTATCTCCAACCTTGACCTGCACTGTATCACCCTCAACAAATTTAAGAGTTTCATCTTTGTATACGGTAAACGTGAACTTTCCCGGTGTCCCGCTGATAGTCCATTCGATTTTCGCTCCATCCAACACGGCAGGCGCGTAATATTTGTTTTCCGTTTTGTTGTGGATAATAACTTCAAACAAGTTTAAGCACCTGCCCTTTTATATTCTTTTCAAGCGGGTTAGTTACTCCACTGGCGTTGGCCACTGCTCGCCAGTCAAGATTTCCACCAATAACGCCTTTACAGGCTTCCAGCACAGACAATTGATTTGTTATTTTCATCATCGCGGGAACCTGTGTTGTCGGGGTATATCGCGGTTCTTTTACCCGCAACGTTTCCGTACCATCTTCATTTTTCGTCACTTCTACTTCTTTTGTTCCAAAGAATTTATACTGCTTAAGTACAATACTGATATTTAAATCGTTTCCGTTCCGTGCGTCCTCACCTATTGTATAATTCTCAACAGTGCAAAGCATATTGGTATTCCACAATTGGGAATAATCAAAACCCATGCGGGTAACGATAAATCGGATAGGATTTCGTGTCTCTTTAGAGGACTTGAGCGAATCAAGGAACGGTGCCGCTTTCTTAAAAGAAAATGCGTTTCCTAAAGAACCTCCGATACGGGATGAAATTGCCCCCACAGCATAATTGATTAATCCTGTCTGTAGGGATGAATCGTAATTTGCAAAAGGATACCTGCTGTTAGGCAGCAAGAAGTCAAATGATATTTCTGTTAATCCGGGCGTCTTGATTCTATAGTAATCAAACATTTGTGACACACTCTTAGAAAATAGTTTTAAGCCGAACACTTTTTATGCAACCCTGGACTGATACTCTTTTAATAC